TCGGTGGGAGCGGGGAGATCATCGTTGACAAGGGCGAGCACGTAGCGCCGGCCGCGTGTCCGACCTTCGGTGTACACCCAACCTTGTTCAATGAGTCGGTTGAGAACTCCTCCCCAGAGACGCCCTTCTTCCACATCCCAATCACCTTCAGGACTCTTTTTCAGTTGAAGAACTTCGAAAATTTCACTAATTGATTTTGAGGTTCCGAGGACGTTGCCGTAGATGGCTAGCATTTTTTCTTCTTCGTCCTTATATTTTTGGCGTCGTGTGGCTTCTGCTTGGTCTCGTTTCTGGGAGGTTTGTGAACTCACATCTATTGGCGCTTCTAGACGTATTGTGGTGAGGTCGGGAACAGTGGAGTCGATAAACACTCGTGCAGCGAGTTGTGCTTTGCTGCCGGTTTTTGCAGAGATTTTACGAACTTCTCCAGGACGGTCTTTAAGAACTATGAGTTCAACTTCTCCTAGGGCGTCGGGCATGGGCTGCCGTACAGGCCACACTTGCAGCATGGTGCCTTGAACCATTGCTACTTTATGTTGGGAGCCGATGGGATGTGAGCCTCGTTCGGAGCCTTTCGCGGTGTGGTCTATGACGATGACTGTCGATCGTCCGTTGCGGGTGAGTTTTTTCAACCATCCTGTGATGATGTCAGTGCTTACTGCATCATTGGAGTCGAGGCCGTGCAGCCCGTAGAGAACTGTCATTCCGTCAGCGATGATGAGCGCCGGATCAGCCTGCTCTAATGCTCGTATAAATACTTCCCAGTTTCTATCTCCCATAGGAGTTCTCCCCTGATTGCCCCATCTATCTCGTTGCATAGGTGCAAGAGGATCTTCGGGTCGTATGTAACTGAAAAGAAAACGCACATCGTCTGCAGCCACTCCCATACGTTTTAAACGAGAAAGAGTATTGACTGGCTCATCTTCAAAGTCTAGATAAAAAGTACGTTGACCCTCCGCCATTACCTGAGCGCAGGTAAAAAGAGCTATGAAACTTTTTGCAGATTCGGAACTCCCATACAACATGTTGACCCTGCCAGGGTAAAACAATGCTTTTCCATCATCTCGTACAAGAACAGTGGGCTCAACTGGTTTAATACGTCCACTGAGGTACGGTTCTAGATCAACGGGTTCCCAACTACTGATACGTTCCCCCAGCGGGTCTCTATCTTCTAACGCAATAACGCTGATTTCAGCATCTCTATCTACACTGTCTTGAACAAAATCTGTTACTTGTACCGGTGACTGTCTGGATTGTATGCCTGCGGCTGCTTCAATTTCACCTACCAGAACTCTTACTTGACGTACTACCTCATCTCCGAGAAATTCGGCTAGTTTTCCAAATCCAGTAACATTTTCTCCCGCATTCAACCGCTCGATCGTTGAGTTGATTGACTCATATTCACGAGTGTCGGCGCCGTCATCATCGTGAGTTACATCTGCAATGGCGCGGATAAGAACGGAAGCATTACGCTCCCACCAAGGATGCACTCCTTGATCACCGTCTCGCAGAAGCCCTCCGGCTAATGCAAGATACGCTTCATGTCGAGAACCGGTGGTCGGCCAGTATTCCACGAGAACTGCGGCAAGACCTATCAGTGCTACTTGTACTGCGAGGATTCTCCCGTCGATGGTGGCAGGGCCTTCGTCCCCTCCCCACGGTTCTCCGTGCCATTCGTACAGTTCTCCAGAAGGATGAACAGAGTCTGGGATTACTGTCTGAGCTCCTGTAGATCGTAGCTCTAAAGTTACTGCTGCTTTTCCCAGTACTCCGTTTTCCATTTGTCGGGGCATTTTGTGTTGTCGCGTACCTGGAAGTGTTCCTTCCGTGGCGATGTACCAATAATGTGAATACGGTTTTCCTGTTCGGCCACTTCGCGCTGCAGTGTACGGAAGAAAGTAATCTTTAAGGCTTAGAGTTCTCGGATGGTCCAAATCTACATCTACTAGATTGTTGGAAGCCTCTCCTAGAACCACTCCAATATTACTGTCGGGGCCAGCTCCCCATTCGTCGAATTGTGCTTGCACACCTTCTTTATCGACGTCGGGAGGCCATCTCCAATGCTGCCAACTTTTCAATACTGCAGCTTTGCTTCGCGGTCTGATAGGTATAACCGCAAATCCTCGACTTACTGCCAGCCATGCTGAATCGACGATCAAGTGAACTCCTTATTTGTATTTTTTAATTATTTTCGGCATGTTTATAAGACCTTTTGCGTATCCTTCCAAAATCTCCTCAATAACTCCGTTGATGGTGTTTGCTTCGCTGCGGGCTCGTCGAGATGCTGCCGCCCATAGTTCATCGTGAACTCGTACGGAATGTGATCCTTTGGGACCTGCTCCTGCTTTAGTTGCGGGACTTGACATTAGTTCTCCTTAAAATATGTTGTGTAAATCGTGGTACATACATCTTACGTAATTACCCCCACATCTGACAAGCTCCAGCGGGTACCAATTGTGGCTTCTACCACTATAGGCACATCCAGTTCCACCCCTAGTTTTTTAAGAATGGGGTTGGGATTTTCCATTTCGTACTTGATTTTCTGGGCTATTTCTTCCCAATTATCTTCAGGAAGTTCAATAACGGCGGAGTCATGCACGGTAGCCACGACCCGTGCGTCGGTTATTGATCCTCTGAAACCCGGAAGTTCTCCTTGAATACTGGCAATGGCTATCTGCATGAGGTCAGAAGCCATCCCCTGCACCGGAGCATTGATAGCCGCATTAAGGTCATTTCCCCCGGTACCATCAAAATAACGTATTCTGCCTAGCGGGCTTAGTGAAACTGAGTCTCGAAGAAGACGAGCTTCCACTTCCTGATGCCACGTTTTTAGCCCTTTCCAGGTTTCAAAATAAGCACTGTAAAATTCCTGTGCCTCCAGTTGGGACATTACGACCCCGTAAGATTCTTCGGCGTAATGCCGTAATCCAAAAGCGCCTAAACCGAACAAGAGGCCGAAATTCACTGCTTTTGCCATTTGTCGTTCATTTGCAGTTACGTCTTCTATGTTTTTCTGAGCCACTTGGGCCGCCAGCAACGTATGTAAATCTCGTCCTTCTCTAAATGCTTGCAACATCGGTTCTGAGCGAGAGATATACGCCGCCACTCGGAGTTCTATCTGGCTGAAGTCAAAATCCGCCAATACGTAGCCTGGCCTAGGGATAAAACATGGCCGTAGGGCTTTCGTAACCTGCTGCATATTCGGACCAGATGAACTAAGTCGACCGGTAACCATCCCCGTGTTATACGACGTGTGAATTTCGTCAATATCTGTAGCTTGCTCTAGCCACACCCGTAGAAACTCCGCCCGTTTGGCGTATTTCCGCTGCTCGAGAATCACTGCAGCCACGCTGTCCGGACCTTTTTGAAGAGCTATTTTGTTCAACGTAGTTTTAGTCCATTTGGGCCGGCCGGTTGGGGTCAATTCCATTAACCGCAAATCTCCGACTTCCATCCCTCGGGTAGTGAATTCTCGGAACCAGTGGCTCGTGGGTGCGGAACTTACGTTTTTAGGATCCATCCCGTACATTGTGGACATTTCCGTAAGAGTGTTGGAGCAAATCAGCTCCGCTTCATTTAGAAGCGTCCGGGTACGTTCACGATCTAGCAGGATTCCGCGATTTTCTATTCTGGCTAAAGATCGTACGGTAGGCATTGCCACCCACAGTGCCAGTTTTCCTGCTTTGGCTTCCCGGATTTCGGAATCAATCAGCGGTTCAGGGGCGGGCTCTGCATCTATTTTCAGAAACATTTTGCGACGCTGATTTATGCTTAATTTCCACGTCCACCACGTGTCTCGAGCGCCGTATTCTCCCAGCTGTTGCAGCGGCACTCCTTCGGCGGCGCCCGGTGCCCTCAAATCAACATCTTTCCAACTCTCGGTTTCAAATTCTCGCTTGCACGCATCGGCTAGCTTTGCACTTTTACCTGCCTCTAGAATTCTGGACGCATCTGCGGTATCCCACAGAATTAACGGGGCAATATTTATTCCTGTAGTTGCCCACGCGTATTTAGCGTCGTATTTGATGTTATGTCCGACAAATGGCTTGTTGGCTTCTACGGCTATACGCAAAACTTGCCGGAGCACTTTCATCCAGTTGTGTGAGGTGGGGCCCGCTCCAGGAAGACCGTATTCCCAGCGTTCTAACCAAGATTCTGGGTGGCTGAGGGGAAGAAGCCACGTTACGGGCTCCTCCCCGTCCCATTCACCTCGATCGCCTAGTGGGAGGGTAAATTGAGCCAACGCCACTCGGGCTTGCACGCTAACTATTCGGGTGACAAGTTCTTCGTGACGTTTGGCCCCACGGCCGACCATTTTAGGAACGTAGACAATAACATCTTTGGCGTGTTCGTTGAGGCCCGTGGTTTCTAAGTCAAATACAATTTCGGAAGAGCTGAGAATCGATCGTTTAAGAGATTCCAAATCTTCAAAGTTTTTGACCCACCTATAGGAGCCTGTTCCTATGTCGGAATTTTCGTACATCTTTTTCCTTTCGGGTTAATAACGCAATAGCCCCAGATTTAGGGGCTTTTCTAGGCAAAGTTCAAAATGCTCGTCGGTACGGAAATCTCTGGCTTCGTCCGCACTGCCGAATGAAATTCTGGAATACCATCCGCAACTGCATTTCACTCGATAATCAAATCCTTGCTCGCGGATAAGAATCGTGCCCCGTGATCCAATTACATTTTCCATTATTCCTCCTAGGTTATCTTTCTCTTGTGGCACGATTGTACCACGCCAAAACGATATTACTACTATTTGCACAAACGTGTGAATTTTATGCTAATTGACGCCAGCTCGAGATTCTTCATAGGTGATTTCGTTAACGCTGTCAAACCAGGACTCTGGAGGCATACCAACATTAAGCATCTGCCTAATCATTTGGGCAAGACTGTAATGAGGGTCTTGCTCTAACGCTAGGTCAATGCAGATATTTGCCTTCGCACCGTTACGCATAGACCAAGCAATAATCCCAGCAACAGTTAGTAGGGCAGCAGATCCGCGTGTATAAACATCACGACAAACAGACGCTGTTACTTCGTACAAGTACGGCAATTCTTCCTTTTCTAGGCTATTTATTAGCCAAAGAACAGAGTCCCTTACTCTAACATCTTGCAAAGCTACCGATATTAGGTGTGATTCCTCTACCCCTTGATTACCTGACAAGTACACGTTTCTTACTGCGTCAATCATGTCATCACGCATTGTTTCTTTGTCAGTGTGATTCTCGAACGCGATCCAATGACCTTGAGCGTTGATGTAATCAGATTCTTCTCCAATAGGAGTTACTTGCTCAATAAGCTCAGAACGAGTCTTAGTAACATTAAACACGGCTTCTTCTCCCTCGTAGACATCACTAGAATCAAAGTAAGACCAAGTTCTACCGTCTGACACTTGAACTAGATCTACTACTTTTACGTTTTCCTGAAGAATGCCTACAAGATCAGAAATAGCATCATAATCTTTGGTGAACGAATTGCTGCTGTACATAATAAAGATAGCCTTACTAAAGCCCTGAGCTTTACCTACTGCAAGTAATTCAGTCACATTGTCGATGCTGTCTTTAGTATTACTACGCTGAATCAAAGTTATTTCGTAGTCGTCATTTATCCACACAGTTATAATGGACTCTGCGGGCATGAATCCAAAATTTTCTGCTACAGATACTGCTAATTTGTGAGCATTTATTTTTTCTGTTAACATATTTTCTCCTAATTTAGTGATGAAATGTGTTATTTACACATCCGCATAAGACTCGCTGTAGTACCCCACTGCCCGAACTGAGCTACTCGCAAAGGGAGCACATATTCAGCAACTCCTGCAATTTCTAACGCTGCAGCAAGACCTTCTCCTTCAGAATAGTTTTTGACGTAGAAACAGTCCGGCGGTGCGATGATGCCATGATCTGCCAGATTTACAGACAGAGTTGCTAGGGGTTCTCCGTCAGGGGCTGTGAAGGTCACTGCCAGTGAACCATCAATGTATTTCGCTTGTGTAATTACACCGGTGTCATTTAGGAATTTGGATCTAATAGTTGCAATCATAACGCTCTCCATTTCTGTATGTGGCACAATTGTACCACGGAATCACCTAAGGAGAAGCATTTCTATTATTTTCTATTTACTCTATTCCCTCTATTACTCCTACTCTTACAGAGTAGGAGTAATAAAATAAATAGAGTAAATACATATACATAAATATGAGACCAATGACCCTTACACGGGCAGGCATTTCTATTATTTCCTATTTACTCTATTACCTCTATTACTACTACTATTACATAGTAGTAGTAATATAATAAATAGAGTAAATAAATAGAATACGGCCTAGGCTATTGACGCGGTTTGCCGCCGTTTCCGCCTATCCTTGCGGATAGGGAAACGGGCAAAGCCGTCAATAGCCTTAGCCGATTCCGGTGAGGTAGACCTGCGCCCAGCTACCTTTAGCTTTCACGGCTCCCCAGGTACCGATGTCATTTTTTACTACTTCCCATGTGCAACTTACAGTCCTAGAATGCAGCAGCCATCCGGCCGGTTTGCCTCCCGCAGCAATAACCACTTCAGCCGGATCACCTACAACCTCATCCGAGCGATACGCCAGCGCCACATCCCACTCTGACGCATCACCAATCTGACCCAAGGCTGCCGTACTTCTCAAAACCTCCAAATATTGCGTTCCACCTAGTGCAACTTTACCTAGGGTAATCAGGTTGTTACGAGATCCAACTCTCCGCGCTTCAGTTGGATCTGACAACCAGCTACGCTGCTTAACTACTTTCTGTCCCGGTGTATTACCTCCCAGTCCCTTAAGCGAAATGCCTAGTACCTGAGCCATCCAAGTCAGCCACTCCGAATCCGCTAAGGAAGGGTTCGCTAAATCACAATTCCCTAAAATACCTTGAACAAATCCAGGCCCGTCTGCCTCCTCTGTTTCAAACCATAATCTATTAAAAAGCGAATCTATTTCTCCAGCGGACTCAGTAAGAGAAATGATGTACTTTTCAAAAGCATTATCTTGGGCGTCAAGAATGTCGTATTCCCGATAAACCTCAGGTAAATTAAGGTAAAAGTCGGCAATGAACTCCGGAAACGGCCCAAAGTAGTCAGTGTAAATATCTATATAAACGTCCTCAGCCATGATTACACTACCGTTACTATGCAAGTGCCAAGAACAGCCAAGTTTCCAAACGTCAGGAAGGTTACATCTGCAGCGGGAACTGTTAGAGTAACCACATAGCTAACTCCAACCACATTAGTAATTACAGCTATCAGATTGTTTCGCAGCACAGTGTCAGACCAGTCCCACTTTGCGGTGCTCAAATAAGACGTCAATGCAGAAACAACTGAAGCTTGAACCGTGTACGGATCCGTATCCGGTAAACCCTGGACAGTCACCGTAACATTTACCGTATTAATAACTGCATCCTGCACATGCACGAAAAGATTCGCTACGCTCAGGGCTTCCATAGCTACTTCTATACTTTCCTTAGCTGGATTACTCAACGCAGCCACTTCACCGTACACCGATACAGTTACATGTCCTCCTGAATCTCCAGGCACTGCTCCCGAGTCTGTTGAATCATAATTGTCAAGAACATGAGCGCGGAATACTCCCGCAACTCCCAACGCATACGTCACAAAGTGACTAGGCAAAATCAACGTAGTGGTCATTCTCTGAAACAAGGCTGTGGCTCTTGCAAAATACTCAACATCGCTTTCAGCATCTAGGCCGCCTACGATCGTTGAGAAAAGGGTAACCTCCGCCACATATATTAATCCGTTGATCAAAGACAACTCAGCGGAAGAGATACCATTAAGTAATGAGCTCAAATCAGTTCCAACAGATTCCACACTTCCAGTGGTGCTCAATGCAGGTATGTTCAGTAAAGCAGTTGTGGTGAAAATCATCTGAATTTCCCCACTTTCTACTAGCACCTGCGAGCCAGCTGGAATAACATAACCAGCATCATCAACCATTGTAAAAGCCAGATTGACTGTGGGTGCCGCACCTGCATCACGGATTTGACCCTGTAATGCCAGCAACCCCTGTACCACGTTGTTAGGCACTCGATTGATGGCATACACAAGTTCGGAAACTTGGAGTGACAATGCCTCCATCAAAAGCACTTCAATGTTACTTTCTCGTGCAATCCACTCCGGAACTAATTCTAAAAAGCGGACTTGGGATTTTTCAAACAAGCTTTGTGCAGTGGCATCGTTTAACGATAAATCAATAAATGGACTTAGATCGGGGGATGGCATGTGTTATTCCCTTCCAAACACTTCATAATCACTTGGTTCGAATGTGATGTCAAACGCAAGACTATTATCACCCAATTGTTCCTCGCTAATGTTTATTACCGTAACCGGGGGCCCAAATATCAGCAACTTAGATATTAACTCTGCACGATCCAGAGTATCACCCACAATATCACTAATACCAAACTCAGGAGCGCCCAAACGTTCTTTAGGTCTAGTTAATGCAAGCTGGGTCAATTGCTCCGCATAAATCTGACTAGAGCCCTCATCAGACGTAGCTATTTGTCCTGTGAAAAGAACCCG